GAGGCGGCTGCTGACATTATCGAGCTGACGCTAGATCACCCGCCGAAGACATCAGAGGAATTGGTTAAGCTCCTCGACACCGGTGCCAAGGTTATTGCCGAACTGTGCCCGGCCCAACCCAAGCGCGGCGACGTTCAAATCCTAATCGATGCCCTTGAGCATATCGCCATCAACGAGGACCGAGAAAACCTCGACGGCGACCCAGCGGAAGTTGCGCTCGAACAGTGCAACAAGATGGCCGAAGATGCGCTGGACGAATATCGCAAGAGCCAGCCCAAGCGCGAAATCTCGGCGCGGGAGCTGATCGAAGAGCTAGAAAAACGGCATGTTAAAACGTTCAGCAATCAAGTGCTAACCGAGCTCGAAGCCGAGCGCGCCAGGGCGGACACGGGAGGCGCGACGTGAAAAAAGGAAAATATCCAACCTGCGAAGCGGTCGGAGAATGCCCAATGCCGACGTACGATGCGGCTCCCTATCATCATTTTTATTGGGATGCGGATGTTGATACCAAACGAATGAACAAGATTTTCGGCCAAGGCGGACGGGGTCACGATGATCCCGAATCCAAATACGGCGCTGTAATCTGTAAGACCTGCGGAAAGAGAGCGCTGGTATTCTCAGAAGCCGAAGACTTCCCGGAGATTTAATCCCATGCCTAAAAACAAACTGAAGCCGGTGATCAGGTACTCTAAGTACGAGCTTGCCGGATACGACAATTATAGAGGCGCAACAAAATACCTTTGCCTACCGCTAACGCCATCGAGTCGCAAGGTCATGATTGAAGCGATAGGAGAAAAGATTCGTGAAGCGTACGCATTTGGTGAGTCGATGCCCGAAGCCGCGCTCGACGCGCTTGAGAAGCTTGCGGAGGGAAAGTAAAGCCATGCCTATCAGACCCGAGATGCGGGACCGTTACCCAAAAGACTGGAAAAAACGATCTTACTTTATTCGCGTGATTAGAGCAAAGAACCGCTGCGAATGGTGCGGATGTGAAAATAAAAAGCCGCATCCACTCACCGGAAGCACCGTGGTTTTGACTACCGCCCACGTGTTCGACGACAGACCGGAAGCATCCGGCCTCCTCAATCTCGCTGCGCTTTGTCAAAAGTGCCACAACGGATACGACAACAAGAAAAGGCGCGCGGGAATAATCGAGCGACGAAACGCCGCGAGCGGTCAAACGACTTTGAACCTGTAAAACCATGAGCGCGCCAAACGAAAACGAAGTCGAAGCGGCGTTGGCCCTCGCCGAACGCAACGACACCCAAGCTCACCGCGAAACCTTAAACCGAATGCGCCGTTGGATCGTCCCCAACGTCACGTCCGAGAACGACGACATGATCGCAAGCCGCATTCTCGCCGCCGAAGTGCGACGTCTGCGCGAACTTGAGAAAGAAAGCCTATCACTTCTTCGTTTCACAGGCGAAGTTTTCCACGGTTTCCGAGGTTTGGAGTTCGGCCACATTGACGGTGGAGACTTCCAAGACATAGCCGAAAGGCACGGTTTACTTCGGCAAATAACCATGATCGAGCCATGTTGCGATGAGTGTTCCTGCGCCGTAGAGTGCGACTTTCCTCTCACGTGTTATCAAAATACAGACCTCGCCCAAAAGGCGATTAGAGCCTTCGACGCAATGCCTAAAGACCAGAAACCAGCTTGACGGTAATGTAACAAACGCCAGTTTTGGCTTGACGCAAATGGAACGCAAGACGTTAGAATCCGCCAACGCTCCGGCGAGCCTTCCGGAAAAACCACAGACCCTCCCGGAGGGACTTCAACCGTTCGCAACGGTGCAAGCACACGAACAAACCGCAATCGCGGCTGAACCGCGCCAAGCCGAACCGCTCGCCCGAGTTGAGATGACCGATGGTCTATTCGAGGCGATTTGCGAGGACATCGCCAACGGAAAAACCTTGCTTCAAATTTGCCGCGCTCCAGGAATGCCCCACGCCTCAACGGTGCGCAGATTCGTGCAACGGGGAAGCAAAGAAATACGCGCCAAATACGCGGACGCGCGCGCGTTAGGAATCGAAACGTTAGCTGACGAGATTGTCGAGATTGCAGACGATTCCAGCGGCGATGAAAAAGAAATTGAGACGCAAAACGGCGGCTCTTACACGGTGCTTAACAAGGAATTCGCCGAGCGATCAAAGATTCGAATCGACGCGAGGAAGTGGATGCTGAGCAAGCTAGCGGCGCATACCTACGGCGACAAGATCGAGCAAACGGTTAACTCGACGGTGACGCAATTCACGATCAAGGTTGGCGACGGCAGCGTGCAAGAGCGCGCGCAGAAGAACGTGAGCGAAGAGCGCGAGCGCGTGACGTTCAACTTGCCGCCTGAACGACCGAAGACGGCCGACGAGATTATCGAGGAGAATTTATGATTTGGACCAACGAAAAGCCGACCACGCCGGGGTATTACTGGTTTCGCGAGGAGTCTTGCGACGCACCGGTAATGATGAGGCTTCGGGAGTCGTTTTTAAGCTTCCCAATGCGTTTTAGTGAGGACGCTCAGGAATGGGATTACGAATACGTAAACGGCCAATTCGCCGGCCCAATCCCGGAGCCGATGGAACCGTGAGCGAAGATGTTCAAATCCGAACGGTCGAATACGTTCGGCCGTGGGTTTACCCAAAGCAAGAGCGCGCGATCTTTAACGACGCGCGCTATTCTTTTATTGAGGCAGGCACGAAGTGCGGGAAAACCGTTGGCTGTATTCTTTGGATCTTAGAGCAGGCGATGCGCGGGCGCGAAGGCTTCAACTATTGGTGGATTGCGCCGGTATTCAGTCAGGCGAAAATCGCCTACGACCGAGCGAAAAACATGTTTCCGAAGGAGTTTTACCGCGCCAATGAGACTGAGGTAACGCTCAAGCTTATAAACGGCGCAAAGATTTGGTTTAAGAGCGGCGAGAAACCAGACAATCTCTACGGTGAGGATGTTTACGCCGCCGTTATTGATGAGGCATCCCGCATGCGTGAGGAAAGTTTCCACGCCGTTCGCTCAACGCTAACCGCGACCCAAGGGAAGATCCGCGTCATCGGAAACGTCAAGGGCCGCAAGAACTGGTTTTACAAGCTGAGCCGCAAGGCCGAGACGGGCGCGAAGAACATGGAGTTTCACCGAATCACCGCGGCCGATGCAGTCGCGGCCGGAGTGCTCGAGAAAAGCGAGATTGAGGATGCGCGCTCGGTCTTGCCGGCAGACGTAGCGAAACAACTCTTCGACGCCGTCGCCGCGGACGATGAGGGAAACCCGTTCGGTTTCGACGCGATTCGCCGTTGCACGCGCGATAGCCTCTCGGTCATGAAGGCGGTTTGCGGCGGCCGAGACTTGGCGAAAAGCCACGACTGGAACGTCGGAATCAACCTTGATATTCACGGCGCTGTTTGTGCGTTTGAGCGCTATCAGCTTCCATGGGAAGTCGCGATTCCACGCATGGTGACATTCCACAACCGAATCCCGACTGCGGTGGACTCGACCGGCGTTGGTGATCCGATTGTTGAGCGCCTTCAAAAGATATCTGGCATGATTATCGAGGGGTACGTCTATTCCTCGCGGTCAAAACAGATGATAATGGAAAACCTAGCCGTCATGATGCAAAGCGGCGAGATCACGTATCAGGAAGGGCCGATCGTGACAGAACTTGAGTCGTTCGAATACCAATATACCCGCACGGGTGTCATCTATGGCGCGCCCGAAGGCATGCACGATGACTGTGTAAATTCGCTCGCCCTTGCGGCGTTCATGAAAAGCAAGATTCCGAAGCCATTCAAGTTCTCGCGAGTGCAAAACGTTGACTCTGACGCCTGGCGAGCACAAAAGGACCGTATCCTAATCTGACCCCATTTATGGCCAACAAAACGACGTTTCGACAAAAGCTCAGCGAGTTGGCCAACGCAATGCGGGCATTCATGCCGCCTGGGGCGCAGCGTCTTTTGGGCGCGCCGTCGCTGCCTCCCGCGGGCGATCAGTTGGCAATGGGACGGGCATACGCGCTTCAAGGCATCTACGGTCCAGACAGGCCAACCGCAGGCGATTCCCCTTCCGAAGTTGGCGCAGTGCCCGCAATGCCTGAGTCACGGCACGTTAGCTCCGCTCGGGTTCAGCAGTACTTACTCGGCAGGGTTAATCCGATTCGAAATCTCACGCCGACCAAGCTCGCGAACGCGCTCGAGAACTTCGACTATGGATATTTTCGCGATGCGTCGCAGATTTGGGAAAAGGTTCGCGACCGCGATGACCAGGTAAAAACCGTGTGCGAGAAGCGCGAGATCAAGCCAACCGACATGCCGTGGGACATAACGACGGTCGATGATACGCCGGAAGCTCAGAAGCATAAAGAAGCGCTGAACGATTTTTACAGCAACTTGACAGTAACGAACGCCGTCGAGCAAAACCGACGCGGCGGAGTTCAGCTCCTCATCCAACAGATGATGCGTGCGGTTGGTGATCGCTTCAGCGTTCACGAAATCATTTGGAAGCCTGACGTAGATTTACTCACGGCGGAGTTCCGCTTTGTCCCGCTCTGGTTCTTCGAAGGGCGATCGGGCAAGCTCCGGTTTCTTCCTTTTGAAGGAGCGACGACCGGGATTGATCTTGAGCCGGCCGGCTGGGTGGTTCACTCGGGGCCGGGCCTTTTCGTCGCGACCTGCATTGCGTATATTTATAAACAGCTCGGGCTAAAATCGTGGGTTAATTTCAACGACAAATACGGCATCCCATTTCTCCACGGAAAGACCTCGGCGGCGTTTGAATCGCAGGAGTGGGAGCAGATGGAGGCGGCGCTGCGCAATTTCTCTTCGGATGGATCTATCCTCACAAGTTCAGGCGCGGAAATTGAGGCCGTTCAAACGACAAGTGCCGGCTCAATTCCAATGGAGCCATTCACGGACCGAATGGACCGCGCGATTGGTCGACTGTGGAACGGTGGAGACCTTCACTCTATGTCTCGCGACTCTGGCAACGCGATTGGGAGTAATCCGCAACAGCTAGGGCAAGATGACTTGGCGAAGGCGGACGCGGAGCGCCTGAGCGAAACGCTGAACGCCTACGTCGACAGATGGGTGATAAAATACAAGTTCGGCGTGGATAAGCCGCTAGCGCGCTTCGTGCTCCAGGCCCCGGATGATCCAAATATTGCGCAGGATCTCAAGGTGGATGAATTCTTACTCGGCGTTTGCCCGAGCGGAACGCTTTCCTTGAACGACATGCTTGAGCGGTACGGGCGATCGAAGGCGGCGCCAGGTGAAGACGCGCTGGAAAACCCGGGCGAGAAGGCGCTCACACAAATCGAGGACAACCAGAACACGCTGGGAGAAAACAACGCGCCGGCGAAACCTATTGCCGCGCCGGGTACTGCAACGCCGCTAGCCAATGTAAGATTCGCGCAGCGCAAGCAATACAACGTCACATCGACGGATGTAGTTGCCGATGAGTTGGCGCGCGTGTTCGAGCCACTCAAGAAGCAGTTTGATGAGGCTGCCAAGATTCGTGACCCGGAACATAGGTTGATCCGCCTCCAGCAGATTGACGCCAGCCTTCCGCGCTTCCTTAAGCAGAACGGGCTTAACCCGGAGCTCGTCAGCGTGATCGCGAAGACGATGTCTACGGCTTTGGTCAGCGGTGCGGCGGCGGGCGCGCAGGCGACAAACGGTTATCGTAACGGCTCGCACTGATAGGGCTTGACGTAGTGGCGTTAGTCCAAAACACTAACGCCACCATGCCAGAAAACGAATCCCAGAAACCGGCCAAAGCGCCGAAGACAAGAATCAAACTACGCGCTCGCGTAGTCGAAACGAACGCCGCTCCCGGTGGCGATCTCACGAAGCTCAAAAAAGCTTACCAGGTTCAAGTGCTTAAGTCGCGGAAGTGGGAGAAGTACGCGACGTTCGAAACCCACGACCAGGCTGCAAATCAGGCCGAAGCTCTTGACGGGCTCGAAGTCGACATCTCGTAAGGCGATGGACTACGCGCGCAAGCTCGAATACTGGAAGGCGGCTAATGGCCAGTGGTATTTCCACATCCGCGCGGGAAACCGCACGGTGCAAGCCTCATCGCGTGGATTCAAACGTCTGCGCGATTGCCTCAGCGCCCTCGAAGCTTTTCAGCAGCCGCTGACTCCTGAATTCGTTAATCCCGAAACCTCACAGCCCAAAAATCCCGACAGCGTATATTTCCGTGCCTAAAGACTTCTGGCAGTTTCTAACGATCATGGAGCACATTTGGTGCGCAATGACATTCGCCGCGTGCATTACCTGGTATATTTGGACGCTCACGCATGCGCCGACCGATCGCGATTCTCGCTGGTTTGACGATAATCCCCCTCCTCCTTCACCATGAGCGAAAAAAAGGCATTCATTGTGAAGACGGACACCGCCACCCACAAAGAGCGATTGATGCTCTCGAAGGTTCGAATCTACCGCCAGGAATACAGTAACGTCTATATTATTTTTGAAAGCGGAGAGAGCGAAGTATTTAATTTTCGCGACACGGACCATGCGGGAGAATTCATGATCGCGCTGGATCAGCATTTCGGCGTGGGCGAAGGCAGTAAAACGATTGAGCTTAAGCCATGATAGAGCTACTCAATTGGGCCACAGAAAACCCCGTGAAATTCTACTGGCTTACGCTGCTTTGCTTCATCGCGTTTGTCGCCACTCTGGACGCTTGGAAAACAAGAAAATGAACGAAGACATTTCCATCAACGAGGCCCTTGAAATTAAAACCGAGGCGATCACTTCGTCTCGCGAACTCGCCGAGGTGCTTATAAAACTGAGAGTGCCGTTTATGTGTTTGATTCAGCTACCAACCGGAGAGGTGATTAGAATGTCTTGTGGTTTGGAATCGGCAGAAAGAAACGCACAACTGCACGCCGAATGCGAAGAGTACCTTCGTTTTCTGCGAAACAAACCCGATAAAAACTGATGAAATTCGAGAAAAAGGACCTTAAGCCGATTTCGCGCCAAATTACGATTTACGCCGTCATGCTATACTATCGTAAGTCCACTTTGCCGCCCTCGGAATTGCGAGTTTTCACAAAATCTTCGCCTGAAGATCGCAGCCTTGAAGAAGCACTCGAATACGCTCGGCAAGTTTTGGAATATGGCGGGCCGGAATCGCGAGAAAAACACCAGATCATAATTGAGGAGAAAACCGCGTGGGAGATTTTGTGAACGCATCCGCTCGACTGATCGTTGCCAGGATCGCCTATCGGCACGCGTGGGAACGCTTCATGCGCGCGCGTGGTATCAAGACGATTGTCGCTTCATATCGGGTTGGCGTTGCCTACCGCAGGTTGGTCGAAGCAAAAAACCTTTCACGATGAATCCAACACCAAAGAATAAACCCGCCTCGCAATCTTCCGTAGCCGCTTGGCTGAGAGCCGACGACGTTCTCGAGCTTCGCGCAATGTATCCGCAAGCCCGAGACGAAGAACTAGCCGAGCTCATGGTTTACCTGAACGCGTACCCCGAAGGTATGGCCTACCTGCGCAGGAATCCGAACATGTTCGAATACGCGCTGATGGGCACGAAAACCAAGTGCATCGGGTTCATTGCTGCTTTCATTTTGTCTATTCCAAAACCTGAACCCCAAACGGATACCCCACCCGATGTTAATAGCTCTGCTCGTGATAATTCTGGTAGCGCTGGTCGATAATACGCGTTGAGAACATTCTGCATAACCCTGCCTGAGTCGCCCGAGCGAACGGCACAGGCAATGGAACACTTCAAACTCCGCCAAGTGCAGGCGGAGTTTTTTCATGGCGTTTGCGCGAAGACATTCGGATTGCGGACGGTTCACACCTATGAGCATGACCACCCGGGAAGCGGATACGTCATCCCTCCCAAGCAAGTCGGGCTTTGGTTGAGCCACTGGACGCTGTGGAACATATTTTATCACAGCAGGGATGGCGGACCGTGGATGGTGCTTGAGGATGACGCGGAATTTGACGAGCATTGGTGGATAAAGCACCTCCGCGCGCTAGCCAATATGCCACAGGATACTGACATCCTTTACATTGGCTCGTGCAACACGTCGGATAAGGAGAAAACGGACCTCGGCAACGGGCTTTATCGAATATTTTACCCGCATTGCACGCACGCTTATATCGTGTTTCCGAGTGCCCTTCCTGTGCTGCTTGAGTCGCAGCGATTGTGCTATGCGCCGATTGATCTTGCGATGGCCTTCCGCTCGCTGCCGCGGCTTCGCCACGTCACGCTTTTACCGCGGATAGTAGGTCAGCGGGATACCTCAATAGGGGCATAAATTGCCGGTTGTGTAGGGGATTCCCCACTTTGGTATTGCAGACCGGGTAATTATGTCCCAAATGCAACTGGAGTGCTCACGCAAACCCCAAAGTCGGGCAATGAACCGGCAAAAATTGCCGAAGAAGAAGACGGGGAAACCATCGGCATAGCGAACGAGCTGGATTTAGACGAGCAGGGGTGGCAAGTCATTCCTTACGGAGACCACGGACACAGCAACGGAATCCAGCGTTTCGGCCAGCCTCAGGCGGAGAGCATCGTAAAAGAGTTCAAGAAGATCACGCAGAAGATTAAGCGTGCGCTTGTCGGACTCCCAGTTTTCAACGGTCACCCCGATTGTAAAGCGTTCGCGAACGTTTACAAGGACGGGACCGAATACGGCCAGGTTGCAGACATGGAGGTGAGACCCAACGGGCTGGCGGTTCGCATGGTCCTGGGCTCCATGGGAGAAGCGCTCGTGCGGTCTGGCCGTAAGTTTATTTCCCCGTTTTGGGATGTTCACCAGGCGACGGCCGATGACGGAAAGAGCTATTTTCTTCCTCACCGAATGAAGTCCATTGGACTTGTCGCGACTCCCAATATTCCGAACCCGACTTCCCTACTCAATGCGGCGCAAGCCGAGAACGATATGAACAAAGCAAAATTGATCGCACTCCTCGCGCTTGCCAACGAAGCAACCGAGGAACAAATCGAGGCCAAAATAACGGACCTCTTGAAACGCCCAGCGCCGCAAGACTTAGCCAACGAAAAGACGGAACGGTCGAAATTCGAAGGCCAAGCAACGTCGCTCGCCAACGAGAACACTCAGCTCAAGACTGATCTGACCGCGTCCAAGGAAGCTTTCGCAAACGAGCGCAAGGCTCGTTGTGATGAGGCCATCGCAGCGGCTATCCGCGGCGGAAAGATCGCCGAGGCCGATAAGGCCACGTGGGAAGGCCGCCTCACCCGCGACTTCGCCAACGAGTCAAAGGCTCTCGCAGCACTTCCAAAGTCGATTAAGACCGAAGGTTTGACCGAGGGCACAGCCTTCGAAAAAGCTGCTGCTGACCTCAAGAAAGCTGGCGAATTGACAGAAGAAAACGAACCGATCGCCAACGCTGGATCCAAGATCGTCGATCTAGTCGCAGCCAAGCGCGAGGAATTCAAGAAGTCCGGAATGGCACACGCCAAGGCACACGACATGGCCTATCAACATGTGAAAAAGAACCACCCAAAACTTTTCGCGGCTAAGTAAGCCCGAGGAACCCAACAACACGAAAAAGCCTATCATGAAAATGTTTGCTCTGCTTATTTCGGCTCTCTTCGGCTTGCTTGAACAAGTCCGGGACGGCCTTCGCTACGGTCCAACGACCGCGCTTGCCAACGACGGCGCACTCACGGCGGGACGCCATAATGGCGGACTGATCACCGGTTATGCCGCCGCTGCGTCTACCGTCCGTTACCTGCTCTACACGCAGAACACGGGCGGAGATAATCAATATAAGGTAGTTGCCGCGCAAGGCGACCTCCCTATCGGTATCTGCCAAGACGAACCGGCCGCCGCAACCGACGAAGTGTCATTTGCCCTTCTTGGTGCTGCTGACGCAACGCGACTTGGCGTCGCCGCCGGTGCTATCGCCGCTGGTGTTCTCGTCCTCAGTAATGGCGACGGGAAACTAAAGACGCGCACCGGTGCAGCTACTGGAAGCTGGTGGATTGTTGGTATCTCGGTCACGTCGGCCGCGGCCAATAACGACCAAATAGAATTTCAGCCCTGCGTTCCGCAGCTTCTGGTTGTTCCCTAACCCTGACTCTGAAATCACGAAGCCACACAACTTAAAAATCGTAATATCATGAGTCTTAAACATCTTAACGAATTCGAATCATTCGCATTTGCGAATGAAGGGGCGCCGGTTCTTCCCGCTGGCCATATGGAAGCAGGTCAGATCTCGATGGCCAACGAAGAACGCTTCACGTCGGCCAACTTCTCCGAGCCATTGACCGCCTACACGGTTGGCTGGCAGGATCCCGAGAATCTGGATGATTTGATCGAGTACATCGCGCCACGTGTTCCCGTTCCAAAGCGGTTCGAATATAAGAGCGGTGTAAACTTCGAGTCATTCCTTTCTGAATTGGATGACGAGCGCGCCATTCAGGCCAATTTCAAGCGCGTCGAGTACACCGCAGTTTCCGTCAACGCCCGGGTTAAAAACCGTGGTTTGACCTACCGCCTGGACGTCGATGAAGAGGGCGGCGGCGTTCTCACCGAAGAGCTGATCACCGCACGTTTGCTGCAGCGCCTGAAGCGCAACAAGCTTCGCCGCGCCGTTGCCGCTTTGATCGCGGTTGCGACCGATACAGCCAAAACCTGGACCAGCGGCACGCCAACGCCTCAAGAGGACATCCGCGCCGCAGTGCTCGCTTCGCAAACGAGTTCCGGCGTATGGCCAAATCGCCTTTTGATCGATCCAGGCGCTTGGAATAAGATGCTTGGCGCTTACGCGCTGGGCAACAACGCGATGTCGTATGCTGGCTATCTCCAGACATTGGACGGCCTTGCGGCGGCGCTCAACGTTGATCAGGCCCGACTGATGAAAGCCATGTACGCCACGAGCAAGACCGCCAAGGGCTACATCCTGAACAACAAGGTGATCGCATTCCCTGCCCTCTCCGGAATCAGCAAGGACGACCCAAGCGCGGTGAAAAACTTCGTATACCCGGCTGGCGGCGATGGCGATTTCCGCGTATTCCGTCAAGAAGTCGGACCGAAGTTCATCGATATCACGGTCGAGCATTACGATTACATCGCCGGTACGTCGTCCCTCGGCGTGCAGTCGATTACCGCTTCGTAAGCTTTTCGAGATTCGCCGCCGTGTTCATCGGCGAGTCTCTTTAAAGCCATGAAGTGGGTAAACCTGACGGTGACGGATTTGTATAATACGCGAGCCGCGCCCATAATCGAGGCCGCGGAGCAAACCGTTTTACACACGGAGCCGACTCCCCCTCCGGCGCAGGCGAATCCGATTCCATCTTTGATTGCCCAAGTCCAGGCGGAAATCCGTGGGGCCGTTGGGTTTTCTGGTCAATACAGTCTAGACGGTGACCCGACGCCGGCGACTGATCCAGACGATCCGCTTCCGTCTTCGACCAGCATTCCGCCAAATTTGAAGGATCTCGCGGTCAATAAGATCGTTCGCGAGTGCAAGGCTCGCCTTGAAATGCCGCTCAACGATTGGGACCGGATGCAGGAGCAGCAGTATCAAAAGATCATCACCGCTTTGCTGGAGGGTAAATACCCTGTCGACGCACCCGATATTCCAGCGGATGACAATCCGAGCGTGGCTTTTTCGGGAGCAAAGTTCTTCCGTGGAAACCGTCGAAACTTCGACGCGTGCGATACGAGTGGCCTATGACCATGATGCAAGCCACGCGTAATTTCACAATGCGGGATGTCCCAGAGACTGGGCTTCCCGTGGAGTATCCCGCGATCGAGAGTTTGCCTGAATTCTTCGGCGTGATTGAGGGGCTTAACGCCGCTTGCCGGAATTTCAACGGATCAATATGCCACTGCCGAGGCGAAACCATAATGGCGTATCGGTCGGAGGCCTACAGCGCAATAAACACGGTATGGATGGCGAGACTTAACGGCGAATTCGCTCCAATTTCTACCGTGCAAGTGCGCATCCCAGATGAGCCGGGCGTTCATTACGAGGACCCGCGCATTGCGATGATTGGCGGAATGCTTCACTTGATGGTTGCGCATGTTAAATTCGGTATACCGAACACTTGCCGTCAACGTCTTTTCATTTTGGCCGAGGACTTTCAGCCCGTTCAGGAGATCCCGCTTTCGTATGGAAACATGGACGAGGGATCGGTCGAAAAGAACTGGTGCCCGTTTGAGATGCCAAATGGACAACTCGGAATCGTTTACACTCAACGGCCTCATTTCGTAATTGAGTACACTACGGGCAATGGATACCAGACGCCAGGCGCGAAAGAGTGGATCTTCGGTAATTCCATGAACGGCCGAACGCCGCCCCTTCGCATCGAGGAAAATTATTACCTCTCGTTTTTTGGCGGTCACGTTAAGCACGATTTTCGCGGCACGCGGTATTTCATGGGCGCGCAGTTGTTCAACGCGCGCATGCCGTTCGACGTTCGCCACGCAACGAAGCGCCCGCTCGTGTGGGGATCCGAGTTCTCGCCCACGACTTTAAGCGCAAGGCCCAACTCCGGTCACCCCTGCTGTATTTTCCCAGCGGGCATCATTCGCCATGGAGATGATGTGATTTTATCGTGTGGCGTAAACGATAGTTACATCGTTCTTTTGCGCTATAGCTTGGGCGACTTGATAAATAAAATGTCCCAAGTGGACGAGAGGGGAATGTTCTACTAAATGGCCCTCAATTCTCCACGCGGTTTCCAGGAGGCTTTAGATTCACACGAAGTGCGCAGCCTTCTGCCTCCGGACCTTCGCGCCAAGCTCGCGCGCGATTTGCCGCTGGAACTACGTCAGCGCGCATTTTTCATTTCGGGGATTGTTCAGGCGGAAATTTTGCAGCGCGTGAAAGATCAAATCGCGAAGGTGATTGGCGGAAAGATGACCGAATCCGAGGCGCAATCTTTGCTAAAGCAGACCAGCGAGCTAATGTCGGCTCCGCAGCTTCTTTCGGATTCAAGGCTTAAATTGGTTCTCTCGACTAATATTGACATGGCGCGCGGGTACGGCCAATGGAAACAAGGCCAGTCCGCATTGGTAAAACGCGAGTTCCCCGCGCAGGAGTTTTACCGGGCCGAAAACCGCAAGGAACCGCGCGATTGGCCGGTGAGATGGGCGGCATTTGGTGGAAGGTTTTATCCCGGTCGCGCCGACTATCCACAGGGACGCATGATTGCGCTCAAGGACGACCCGATATGGGTGAATATTTCGGCCTTCGGCCAACCGTATCCTCCGTTCGACTTCAACTCTGGAATGGGCATTCGGGATGTCGGCAAAGAAGTGGCGGCCAAGCTCCGTGTGGTTGCGGGGCCTGGGATGGCGGTGGCCGAAGAGCCGAAAACTTCTCTGCATCCCATTCGACGCACCTTCAGCCGGACAATTGGGCTTCCGAGCGTGGCGCATCCGGCCAGGCCATCCGCTACGCCTTTTACGCAGTCGGAAGAATCTCTCGCGCGTGACGCAGAGCAGGCTCGGTTCATTCAGAAGCTCCAGGAGATCAACGCAGCCACAGCCGAGGCAGCGCGATCGGTTGAAGCGCTGAACGCCACGCTCCAGGCAAAGCCGGAAGTCGAAGACTCGGCCCTTATGTCTGTACTCCAGGCGCTTTTCGCTGCTTTCGCTTCGCTTGGGATTGACGGAGTTTTTCACGAGATTGCGCAGCCCGAAGATGTCTCGGCCGAGACTGTTTCTGCGGAGGGTCGAAACTGATGGCTTCCATTGGCATACAGGTTACGATCGAGGATTACGCAACTCCCGCGCTCGCGCGTGCAACAGCGTTTCTCCAGTCCGACCAGGTGAAACAGATTGTTGGCCGAATGGCGGTGAATGCTTTCGGGACGAATTACGATCGCCTCAACCAAACGCCAAATGCGCTTGGCGGCGTGCGAACGAATTACTGGAACGATGCGAAGAACGCGACGAGCTTCGTGATCGAGGGCGACACCGTAACCATCGTGACGGCGCATGTGGGCGCGGCCCTCCATTATTACGGTGGAACAGTGCTTCCAAAAAAGGGGAAATATTTGACGATTCCCGCTGTTCCTGAAGCGCACGGAAAACTTGCGAGCGATTTCCCGGAACTGATCGTGTTGATTGGAAAAGGCGGGAGGCCTTATGCTCTGGGCACGGCTGACCGTATTGGATTTGGAACTACCGGCGGACGCGCGGCGGCACATCGGGTCATTTTCTGGCTGGTCGAGAAAGCCACGATCGGCGCAGACGCCTCGGTGGTTCCGAGCGAAGCGGCGATCATGGAGCCCATTGCTGAAAAGCTAAACGAAGTGATTGCGGATGCGTTCGACGGTACTTACAAAGGAGACGCCCCATGAGTACCCCGCAATCCACGATCGAGCTTGACCAGGACGACCTCGCGTCGCGCCTGCAGAGTGACGAAGTATTAGGCGGAAAAGTAAAAGTTTTCAGTCAGCGAAAAGGGCTCACCGAAAACGACGTTTTGACGGCCCTTGGGGCCATGAATTCCGAGGGAGGAAAGTCTGGCGCGGTGATCATCGTCCTTATGCCACAGCTTGCGCTCGAAGCGAGAGACGCGCCAGGCCCACAGTACTTCGTCCGGTACCCGATCCAGATTATCGATTGGCCGGTTGTTCGCCGGAATGGCGTGGGCGGTGTCGGGATATCCGCCGAGAGCTTGGCTCAGCGCGTAAGGCAGGTTGTGCATCTTAGCAACTTCGGGCGCGGCCAGGCACTTTCATTCGATGCGATTGAGCCGGCGGCGATGAACGATCCGACAAAGGTTTCCTATATCGCCTATTTTAAGAAAATCGGGAGCGACCCGCGTCTACTCAAACCCGCCGCAATCGTTTTCTCGCCGACTTCTGGCGCCGTTCCGCAGACGATCACGCTTACCTGCTCCACTCCCGATGTGGATATCTGGTACACGACCGACGGCAGCTATCCGGGGCCGCGCAATCCGAGTGCGATCCTTTACACCGGGCCATTCACCCTCACGAATGGCGCGACTGTGCGCGCTTCGCCGTGGATCACGGCTTACCAGCAAGGCGACGTTTACCAACAAACCTACACCGGAAGTTCAACCGCGCATCCGCACAGTTCGGCAATGGGTGGCGCACCGTTCGCGACTACCGCTCTAGGCGGGTAATTATCCAAATGAGTTTCGACGCACACAAAAACTTCTGCAAGGTTCTCGTTTCGGCGGGATACAACGCGAGCGCGACCTCGATTGTTCTTTCGGCTGGTGGCGGCGCCAAGCTTCCGGCCGCCCCGTTTAATCTTACCTGGTTCGACTCCACGCTTTTTGATGATCCTTCCGACGATCCAAACGTGGAGCGTGTGCGCGTTACCGCGATTGCCAGCGACACCATCACGATCACTCGCGGAGTCGACGGAACGACCGCAAAGACCCACAATACGGCGGATTCTCAGTACGAAATGGTGCTTGCCGTCGGGAAGGCAGAACTCGAATCAATAGAAAGCGCGATCGATCTTTCGTCTGGCGGCGGTCCATTCGCTTCGCTGTCGCAGTATCAGCAGAAAACGGCAAGGCCGCCTTTTATCCAGCATCAAAACCCCACGCCGGGAAATAGCGTTACTCTCGCAACGATTACCGGCGCTGGTATCGTTGATATGATTTGGGTTACGATGGGCGCGCCGAGTAGCGACTTGGCGTACAACGGGCGCTTGCAGGTTTTTACGGACGGGGCGGTTCTTCCGGACATCGACGTCGACCTTGGAACTCTGTTTCTAAATCACCTAAACGGACGCCAAGGGGATGCGCGGTCTTACGCAACAGAGCATATCCATTCCTCGTCGATGGGCGACAGTGGCACCGGAATGAGTGGAGCCCTTCGTTACAAAATTCCATACTCAAATGGAATCATAGTTAAGCTTTATAGCCCGCCTGACGGCAGCAGTAGCTCAGGCGATTATTCACTTTTCGCGAAGGTTGATCACCACGAACTAGACGAAGCCGCAGTCCCGAGTTTGCGCCTTCGTTCGAACTGCACGCCGTGGCTTCAGAAGAAGACTTACAGCGCTTCAGACATTATCACTTTCTTTGATTTGGTGAACGCTGCCGGTTGGCTCGTTTGGCAGAGCATGGTGGTTCAAGGCGCGAACACATCTGCGAATAAATACAGCTATTTGGAGCGCGTTTGGTTTTGGGCGGTCGATGGCGAAGATACCACGCCAGATGGATCGGGTCAGGTGATAACTGATTTCTCGAACACAGGCGGCGAAGATGTGTTTTTATCCGGCTGGTACTTCGCGAATTGTCAAAAGATTTTCGGGCAGCTTTACACGATGGTGACGGCGACGAATAATAACGACGGCGTGACGTGTGCCGGGTTTGACTTCTGGAACGCCAATGGAGGACTGAAATTCAATTCAAGGCTCAAAGTTGGCTGGTCGCTCAAGTCGGGCAATGTGGTCGACGCTGGCCATAGCATGTCTTGGGTTAAGCTCTTCTACATCGATACGGCGGTGCCGTTCGCTCCCGGTCCTCCGTCCATGACTGCCACGCCTGGCGATGGTCAGGTCACGCTAGCGATTAAAGCGCCGGTCTCTTACGGCTCGAGTAAGATAACTGCTTATACTGGCACCTACTCACCAGGCTCCGGGACGTTTTCGGTCGCGGTTGGAGCAACAAGCGCAGTGGTCACCGGTTTGACCAATGGGACGGCTTATACCTTCAGCCTGACGGCAACAAACTCAGTGGGTGTCAGTGCTGCCGGAACGGTGGTTAGCACGCCAACGGCCGCCCCGAGCAATCCATTCCCAACGATCACGAGCGCCACGGTGCTTGCGCGGTACAAGGCGGATGCGCTCACAGGCTTTTCAGACGGAGACCAGATCGCCACGTGGCCGAAGGTCACCGGATTTGGAAGTAGCTCCGTAAGCCTCGTTGAAAGCTTTGCCGGTAGTGGGCCGGTTTACAAAACAGGTATCTTGAACGGCAAAGCAGTCGCTCGTTACGATAGCGCAAGTTTTCACCGACTTGTTGGAGATGGCAGCTTCAACACGGCAGCTCCGGCGATGGTTCTCGTGTGCTTTAAACCGAGCAACACGTCGGTTAACCAGCTTTTCGACACCTATCCGGGCACGTCCGGGCATGGTCGGTGCGCGGGTGGAATAAATGGCAGCGGAAATTGGGCGGTTTACGCTGGAGCTTCTGACGTGGAGTCAGGCGTCACACCAACGACGGGAGCTCACGTGCTGGCGTTTATGATTAACGGCGCATCCTCATATGTCTCGGTTGATGGAGTAAAGAGCTCGGTGGGCAATGCCGGCAGCGGCGGTTTGGATGTGTTTTCCATGGGAGCGGTTTCGGCGCTAAACGGAGACGTTGCCGAATACGTGTGCGTCGCTGGAAATATTTCCGATTCAGACCGTCGATTAATTGAAGCTTATTTAGGGGCAGAATACGGGGTTACCGTCGTATAAGTTATCGACTTCCCCATATCGTAAATGATTTAATTTTAACCAACAAAAACCACCATGATTTCGCGACTCAGCGACTACCACAGCGGCCCTGCGATTGTTTCTTTTCGCGGAGTCAATTTCTTCACGAAAGACGGCTTTGACCTTGAGTGGACCGTCGAAACCTTCCCAATCAACGTCGACAACTACCAGAAGATCGACGAACGTGTTCGCCAGGTCCCGACGAAGATCACTTTCACGCCGGCGGGCCAATGGACTAACGCAATTCTTGCAGTCCTTTACGATCTCTGCCGACAAGACTACGGCGATTATGTTACGCCAGTGCGGACCCTTGGCGCTATTGCTTCCAATGTGGTCACGATCACCGCTCACCGTCTTTTGACGGGCGACGCCGCATTTGTTAATCCGGCTAACGCGGCCAGCACGAATCCAACAGGCCTTTCGATTGATACGATTTACTACGTCCGAGTGGTGAGTGCGAACACGATCAGTTTTCACCCTACGCGCGCGGACGCGGTCGCGGGCACGAACATCATTACAATCAGTGCGGGCACGGGGCTAGCTCGCCTCACGGTGAACAATCCATGCGTGATTCAAAACACGGACGGTAGTCGCTATACGTTTCATAACGCAGCGGTTACTAAGATGCCTTCCATCCACTTGACCGCCGGTGCAACGCCTTTTGACACGGTCGAAATCTCGTTCTTCCTTCAGGATAATAAGGTGATGTCCGACGCGGATGCGATGTACACGCTTGATACCGCATCCTACCCGGGAGACGGCGGCATCGATCCGGCAACAGTGCTGACGCAATCGCCCAACGTGGCTTGGGGAACGGTTGCCCCTTGGAACGCCTTCAATACGAAGGACGGAGTGAAAATTGATTTCGCGACCACCACGCGAGACATCGAAATTGACGGATTCCCGATCAAGACGAAGCAATTTAACGGGCTCGACGTCACAGCCAAGGCAACACCCATTGGCCCCGATCAGGGCGACGTTCCGTCCAAGCTTCTTGTGCAGGGCGCGGGCGCTTCAATCGGGCGCTCGCTGGCCAGTAACGGCGCGCCGCTCTCGATGTCGTCTACGGGCATGTACGTTGTTCTCCCGTTTGCCGGTCTCCGCGGCGGCCCCGAGCAATTCTCGGTCACGAAGGAACGCATGGGCGAGCAGACTTGGGTTGCCACGCGAACCTTCGACACCAACGGAAAACCTCGCCCTGTCGTTGTCGTTACGACCGATATTTCCCTGACCTAACCCGGATGAATGAAAGTCCGAATCGGAAGCACTTGGTTGGCGCCGGGTGCGGCGTTCGAAAGCACATCTGGACTCCGCGTAAATGGCCAACAGATCACGCAAGAGGTGGAATTCTTTCGGGCGCCGTCGCGGGTATTTTATCCGCGCGGTAACCGGGCGAATGTCGTCTCGTTCTCGGTCACGCGAACGCACGGAAGTCTGCGCGAAGCTGAAGCGTTCATTCTCACGCACCAGGGAGATTTGCCGAATAGCGGGGACGTTTTCTTCATCTGCGGAACCCCTGCAGATAACCAGGTTGTCACGCTACCTGGCGCGGTGCTCGAATCCGATGAGGGCTATATTATCGGAACAAGTTCGACCTTCTCTTACGAGATCCGCGGCGGCGTGTTCCGTACCGACATAACCCCAGGACCTGAGCCAGACATGAGCACAATTCGACGCGCTGAGGTTTCGCTTGACTCAGGGGACACAAGCAAGGCCGTCACGTTTTCAACGCCAATGGCGGGCACTCCGGTTGTAACGGCTAACGTCTCTGCTCCGGATGGAGGAGATGCGCTTTTTGCCACGCTTCAGCAAAGCACGATTTCAGCGTCCGGATTCACCGTTAATTTCCAGGGGCCAATCCCGGGAGCTGGCTATTTCCTTTCTTACATCGCGATTTCATGAAAACCGTTTCAGCTTTTCTTTTCCTTTTTTTCTGTGCGCTCGGGTATTCGGCTACTCCCATAACGGATGGCCGATTCACCGGCACGCTTAACAGCGTTCAAAGCGGAGCTGTTTTCACCTGGCAAAGCGGGTCGACGATCTCGGTGGATGCAGGCGCGACGGTAACCGGCCTTCAGAGGACTAATTCCACGCTCACGACTCTAGCCGGAATCACATTCAGCTCGTTTAGCCAGGGCCTTTTTCCGCTCACGACGCGCACGGCCTACTTTGACGCGATTGCGCCGAGTCCGACGTCAGGAGATTTGCTTTATTACAATGGGACGCATTGGGTTCCTGTCGCGATTGGGACAACCGGACAGGTTTTGACCGTCGCGAGCGGACTTCCGTCGTGGGCGGGAAGCGCGGCGGGCGCGCCAAGCACGGCGACCTATATCACGCAGACTGCAGACGCTGGGCTATCGAATGAATTTGCCATGGGCTCACTTGGCACGGGCCTCGTGAAAAATGCGACTACGACCGGCATTCCCTCGATCGCGGTGGCCGGAACAGACTATGTTGCGCCGGGTACCGCAACGACATCCGGACTAACGATGTCGACTTCGCGCTTGCTCGGACGAACAACGGCCAGCACGGGCGCAATTGAAGAGCTTACCTTTAGCGGAATGCTCGACCAGATCGGAAATACGCGGGGCGCATTACTCGAGCGCGGTGCTTCAGGTTGGACGGTAGTTGCGCCGGGAACGTCAGGCTATGTTTGGACGAGCAACGGGTCTGGTTCGGATCCAAGTTGGCAGGCAGCTTCAGGTGGCGGAAGTATATCGGGTTCCACGGGGAGCACTGATAACGCTATCCTACGTGCGGATGGAACAGGCGGAGCGACTATTCAGGGCTCCGGAGCGACGCTTGCAGATGACGGTGGATTAACCGCAACTTACTTCGTTTCAAACCAAACCAATAGCTCTAATTATTCCACATCTGATTGGCAAACGCCAACTCGTCATTACACCTTGGCTTTAGGTGGGTCTGGATCAGCGTCGCCCAATCTTTTTTATCTTTATGATCAGACGGCGACCGCGGTGAGGCTCAGCTTGAACACGTCTGGTCTATTCACTATAAATCAAGCGTTGGATATCGGAGACGGGACTGCGACGGGCCCGCATCTCAATATTAACAGCAGCACAGCGCCTTATTTTCAGTTTTCCATAGGAAGTACAGCAAAGGCGTCATTTGGTGCGGCTGCCTCCAGTGGGGACTTTTTCACCGGAAGCACAGCGGGGCAATTAGTCTTAAAATCGGATTCCGCTCAGGGTCTGGCTTTTTCCGCAAATGGATCATCAAAGCAGATGGAATTATTGAGCTCTGGAGATTTGAATCTACCCGGTAACATAGTAAGTGGCGGAACTCTTCCTTCTAACACTTCAGTTTATTTCGAGCGGTCAGGATTTTCCATTCTAACCATGGCCTCGACAGCGCAGGACGCACGCATACGAATGGTTCGACCGAATAATTCTAAAAGTGCGATGATGGAGTTCATTCGGGGAACAACCGATGAATGGTATATGGGAGCGCCTTATACAGCGGACACTCCAGATGGCAGCGGCAATCAATTTGTATTTAATTTATACGACGGATCCGTTCACACCTTTCTAGCCATCACAGCGTCTGGCGTAATATCTTTTCCCGCCTACGGCGCCGGAACACTCACGACTGATGCAAGTGGCAATATTACGGCCACCTCAGACGCTCGGCTCAAAAACATTTTAGGAAGTTTCAATCGGGGAGTTTTTGACTTGCTTAAAATTCGGCCGGTCAATTTCCGCTGGAATAAAGAAAGCGGAAACGAAACGGAAGGAACCTACTCGGGATTCACCGCGCAAAACATCGAAGCAGCAATTCCCGAGGCTGTAGGCCATATGTCCAATGGCATGATGACACTTCAAGATCGAGCGATTCTCGCCACTCTGGTGAATGCGAATCGGCAACTGTTCATTGCGGTTGTGGCACTCGCGCTATTGGTTGTTGCTCTCACATTTAACGCTATTACGATCAGACTTAGAAAATGAAAACCCGCGGGATATTTATCGTTTCGGTTACCCTAATTCTAAGCGGCTGCGTGAATCAGGGATACCGCGGACTAGTTCCCGGCAAAGATGTGCACATGAAGAATTTCAAGCAGGAGATTACCACTCCTTGGGGACACAGCTTGATTACGGCTGATGAGTTTGACACCGTCGTTAGAGCTGACGGAACCGTTCAAGTTGCCGTTCCTGCAGAGGTGATTCAAAAAAAATAAACCCATGTCAGACGACCTGAAGAACGAGAAAGACAGAGAATCCGCATCGCCTTTTCCACCCACCTCAACCGAAGAATTCACGAAAGCCATGCGGGCAATCGTGCGCGAACATGAGGAGCAGAGAAGGAAAGAGCGCCATGATGCTAATTCAGCCCAACAAAAGGCAGTTGGAATAATCAGCCAGGAACAGCTTATTCTTTCCGGAAAAGTACAAGAAATCGCCGAGACGCAACGAGTCCAGGAAGAAGCGATACGCTCCCTTGACAGAAAGATTGATGGCTTACTTGAAATCGCCGTTTCCAATGGCAAGACAACTGTTAATGCTGCGGTAAAGGCGGAAGCGGCGGCAAAGACAAGTAAAAGCACCTTCCTTGAGCAACGCGCCATTATCGTCACGGGCCTTGGCACGGCTGCTTATTGGTTGATTGAATATTTTCTTAAGAAGTAGTCCGTATGCCAGATCTACGCGTAGACATCAAAACGTCGGCGGATGTCTCCGGGGCCAATGAAGCCACGGCAGCACTTCAGCGCACGACGGCCGCGGCGAACGCACTCGGGGAATCGTCTACCAGTTCGGCAGAGGCTGCAGTAAAGTCACAGGCAGCGATCGAACAAGCGGCCAGTTCGGCAAGCAAACTTACCGACGCATTGAGCTCGGCGGCAGGCGCGGGCGACAATGCGACAGCAGCGGTTCAGGCAGTCGCGAGCCGGGCGGACGCTGCGGTTCCCGCGATCGATGCTGCGACGAAAAACACCGTTAAACTGGGTGGTAGTTTTTCGGACCTCATCCGCCGTGGATCGCCCGCGCATGAACTTTTGGACGGCATTCTTCAAGGTAGCCTCCGTTCGTCGACCGGAGTCCTTGCTCTTACTCGAGCGGTTACCGGCCTATCGCGCGGATTTGCTTTGGGAGGAATGGGGCTTTTCACGACGGCCGTTGCAGGACTAGCCGCCGTCGCGCTTCTCGCCGCCAAAAATCTAAAACTCACCGGGGAGTCCGCCGAGGAATCGCAAAAGAAATTCCAGGATGCAAAGAAGGCAGCGGACGAACTTGGACGCACTGAATTAACGCAACTGGAGACGGCGCTCCAGCGTGTGACCGCGCAGGCCGAACGCGAGACGAAGGCCTTTACCGAGCTTGAAGCGGCGAAAGGGAAAGTCGCGAATGCCGATTTGGCGCTACGCACGGCGCAAATCCAGAACAATCCCAGGCTGACCGCAGAGCAGAAGGTCACCGAGGAAATTCGCGTGCGTGAGCAGTTTCAGCGTGCCGCCGACGCCCGCGATCTTGAATTGTCCGCAAAAAAGGTCGAGGAGGCCAAAAAGGTCGCTCAGGCGGCCAGTCAAAATTTATTGGCCCCGCAGGCTCAGGTAACGGCGTTTGATGCCGAAACGGACCGCCTGCGAACCCTCCGCGAGCAACGGGCTCAGCTTCAGGCCGACATTCAGCGCAATAATGAAGAGCAGGCGCGCCGAACACCCGCCAGTACCAACATCGGAAATATCGGCGTGGCGACAGCGGGATTTAATCCCGAGAGCATTCGGCTCAATGAAGAGCTAAAAAAAGCGCCGGTCATTTCGGATGAGGAAGTTAAAGCCTCGGAAGCGCGCGCGGATGCAGTTCGTAAGACGCTGGAAGCCGAGAAGGAAAAGGCCAGAATTGCGCAGGAAACCTATGCGGACGCGCAGGCGAGCTACCGGCTTTTGGAGCAGACACAAAAGACTGTATCCAGTCTGACCGCACAGACGACTCGCGTGACCGCGATTCCCGAACTCGTCAAAGCCCGTCAGGAAGATCGAACCACGAAAGCCCAGCGCGATCGGGACCTCGGCCCCAATCCCGAGGCGGTAAAACTGACGACTGCTAACGAACAGATTTCCGGGCGAATTAAGGAGCTAAGCGATGCTATTCTTCGAAGCCAACAGCCAGGCAAGTCCCCAGAGAACTTAGCGCGCCAGGGGGAAATTGATTCGCTCACTGCGACCCGCGATCAAAACCTTAACCAGATCGACGCCTTCAATCGGGCGCCAACTAAAACCGACATCCGCAAAAGCGATCTTAGGGCCGCTGGCAAGGACGTGTCGAAGGACCTCAAACTCGACCCAAAGCCAATCGAGGATGCAGAGACGAAGAAAAACGACGAACTTCTCAAGCTCGCGCAGGATAATAATGCGGGCCTAAAGGGCATTGCCGATACGATCACGGCCCTACCGCCCCCTCCAAAACCTGACACGGGCCCCGTCTTGTCGGGACTCATTGAATACAACGGCCAGACAGTTGCAGCCTTCCGTGGCGTAAATCAAAACTTTATCGAGATTGGAAAGATCCTTCGCACGCAAGCTCAGCAAATCGAATCGCTTAGCCGTCAGATGTCGCAGGCCTCACCATGATAATGCTCGAGTGCAATGGTGTTTCGCAATCTCTTGAGGGTTGGGGAATCGAGCGCGCGGTATTGCGGCTCGTGAGCCTAGCGATCGATACTTTCACCTTTGACGTTTCGGTTCAGGATGCATTCGCAGACCCGGCTTTCGCTTTTCATGACGTTATCAACGTCTATTCTGACGGCGTACGCGTGTTCTCCGGGCAAATCACAAAGACGCCCGTCATGGGCTCGGCCGCGCGCGAGGCGCAGTCTTACGTTGCATCCGGCCCTTGGTATTACCTTTCCCGGATTGTCTATAAACAAAAGCGCCTGGTGTATAATGGAGTAATCATCGCGCCTGAGATTGTGGATTCTTCCCGAGTGATGCTGTTCATGGGCACTGGTATTACGGATCCGCGCAACAGTGCGGCGATGGTTGAAGGGGCGATCAACTATGGGGTAAATGTATTCCACATCCCAATACAATTTGGTGGCACTGACTTGAGCCTCCAGGCTCCCATGACCGAAGTGCGCGACGTGACGTGCGCGGATGTCATCATTTTCACAGCCAAGTGGACGCCTGACGCAGTCGCGTGGTTTGACTATTCGGTCGACCCTCCCGCTTTTTATTGTAAACGAAGGTCCAGCCTAACCGCGGTTGAGATCGATCCGATCAACACGACAGAGAATTTGGTCACGAATTGGAAAATTCAGGCACGTCCTGACCTCCAGGTGGCGGGAGTCCTTTTCACCTTCGAGCAAACGATCGTAGTGGAAGGCGTTCAAAAGGTGGCGCTCACGAGCCAAACGGCGGGAGACGTTTCGGGGATCGACGTCATCACTCACACCTTCACTCTCCAGGGATTAACCGAGGACACCCCCGAACTGCCACCTCCAAGTCTCGCCACGCTTTACTTTAATGCCGTAAGCGAGCTCCAGTGGGAGGGAGAAATCGAGATCGCAGAGCAAGATTGCTCGTTTATAATTGGACCTGGAAATGCAATGAATTTCGCCGCGACTTGTCCCGCCAGGTTCCAGACAATGAAGGCCCTCGTTCAACAGGTTCAATACGATCTTGTGAATGGCATAACCAGTGTTTCGTTCGGACCGCCCAGCCAACTAGGCCCGCAAGACTTTGTCACCCTGCTAAACTCATCGCGTGGCATTACTCCCGGGACTAATTTGGCGACATCCGGAAGCACGAGCGGAGGAGACGGAGACAGCACAGCCGGCCCAACGCCTAAGCCATTCCCAGGATCCGGAGATCAGCCATTCCCCACGATCGAACTTGAGCTTTGCAATGGTTCGCGCGTGCACGTAGTGGGAAGTCCATAATGGCCTATAAAGTAAAGGTCAGAGACGAGAACCACAGGTGTTGTTGCGACGGCGGAACGTGCGCGATATTTTGCAGTACCCGCGGAGGCATGGCGACCCTTGTTGGCGTAAATGAATTCTCCGATCCAGCGCATGGGATCAATGTATCGATTCCACCAAAAAAATACCGTTTTTCCGGTCTCAGCGGTGCTACTTATGTTTACGATTCTTTCACGGGATCTTGTCCGGTCCCAGGAGACGACGGAACAGGGCGAATTAGAAACACGTATTCCGGTTTTTGCCGCTATGATGCGACCACTGGACTCGTGGTCACGAATAGCGGGAATAATCACCAGGTGGTTGAGGGCTGCTACGGAACCGAAGACGCCAATCTTTCCGTCGCCTGTGGATCAGGCCCAATCGATCAGGTTCGCGCGCCTGGGCATGTGGTCTCTACCACGGTCAAAACCTGGTACGGCATTGGATGCGCCTCGGGGGTTTGCTTCATTTCGAACTTGGCTTATGGAGATCCAGGCCAGATCGCGATGCAAACGCTAGGCGAGGAAGATACTGAGGCGGACGCCATTGCTCGTATTCCTGGTATTGATACGTGGGGGCCCTATGTTTCGTGTGCAACTCTTGCGGTTTGTTGTAGAACAGCCTGGCAACTTAGGGGAGCGGGCCAGTTTACTTTGGAATATGTTGAATCACGCATAAAGGTTCAGGGCGCCTCATCGCCCAATACCCATATAAGCGTAAAGGTCGATCTTTCGAGAAAACCTTATGGAACGGGCATTCCCTACTCACTTTATCAGACATTAGAAGATGACCCGACGACGGCCCCCGATGGCTCGTTCTCGGTTGATTTCGGCGTTCTTCCAAACGATGTTGGATGGGAAACGATTGCGGGCAACTGCCGAGTCGAAGTGCTCTAAATGGCGATCAAGATAACGACGCATAACCCGGCGCTTGGAATACCCTTCAAGCACGCGACTGATATTGCACCCGCGAGCGAAATTATCGTAAAGGAAAACGCCACAAAACCGCCGCTTTATCCCACGGGCCCCGCACTTTGGAAAGAGCTCCATCTACGGGCACTTGAGCGCGAGGGCCAAGACGACTCGGCGTGGATGCTTAAGTTTGAAAATAGAATCCCGTGCGGAGAGTGTAAAAGGCATTTCGCCGAAATGCTCAAGAGCCTACCAGAAAACTACGTTGGCTACTTCGATTGGACGGTAAAGACTCATAACTCCGTAAATTCCAAATTGGGCAAACCAATCCTCTCGCTTGAGCAGGCAAGAAAGCTTTACGAAAAATAAGGTTTGCAAACCGGCAAAATTTGCCTCCTCTGAGACAAGAAGGCGCACAAAGAAAGCTTAAGTTTCGCCCGGTGTGCGCGAATTAACTAAGCCGCACCGGGTTTATCTGCCCTGACGCAGGCGCCATGTTGAGGCTAAGGCGTCGTGTTCCTCTTCCGTGAGCGAACCGCACATTACCAATTCAGCCAGGTGCGCGGCAATGAATTCTGTCTCAATCTCTTTTTCGGTGACGGGAGTTTTTGCGCTCATGGCTTAGGAAGCGTCGACGACTTCGGATAAGTGCGAGGAGGACGGGCGAATGGCGGCGGAAGCGCAGCGGAAGGCGTAGACACCAAAGGCGATCACGAGCGCGATTAAAATAAGTTGGGCGATTTGTTTCATGCCCAAAGTATCGGCTCATTTTCAGACGACTTTAGGAAAAATATCGTCCATGCTAATCACTTAGTATTCATCAATTTGCATTATTGCTTACGATCATCACGACGAATCCATATTGCGCAAACTCCCCCGCGTTGCCGATTAGTTTCTTAGGATCTCTCGGGTCGGGCGGAAACGCGAACCCGGGATAGGCCGACTGATTTCCCTTGTGGTCAGGTTCGGGAGATCGCCCGAGCCATCCCTTTTGAAAGGATTTCACCTTAGCGCCGTCTCCACTTCCAATATTTACGATGTTGAAGCGGTCTTGCATGGCCACGCACGTGGGATCGTCGACCTGGATCTTCAGATGTGTCCCTGAAATTTGGCGATGGTTGGTTTCGTCCCAGTGATTAATAACGAGTTTTACTTCGTTGTCTCCGCGGCAGACTGCATAGAAAGCGTTCGCGAATCCGTGCGCGTCCTTGTCCTCGCGGCGAGTGGTCACCGCGTTCATGACGTCAAGGTAGTGGATTTCGCTATTGGGTATCGTGTACCGCGCCCATGCCATATGAACCAGTCCGCGGCCGATCCAAATTGATCCCCAAAGGCTTGGGCGTGCCCAGTCCGGACGTGAGGGCGGGTTGTATCCAGTCCAGTTATACGGATCAGCGTACCAGGAAATATTGACGAATTTGGCCGTACCGTCTTCGCATCCAATCACGAGTTTTTGGATGTCGGAATAATCCCATCCGATTTCGGGTCCGCCGTAGCCCGATGCAATCATGCAGGTCGGGCGCGCGACGGGAAAAGCCAGGATCTCGGTCGGTGCCAAGTCGGGGCGATCCTTCAAATTTGGCGGGAACGTTCCACCGTCATGCGCCGCTCGCGTGGCCTCCCACTTCACCTGATCTCGCTCCAAGTAATTCGACCAAACGTGATTCATCCACAGCGAGAAGTCATACATGCGAAATTCGCCTTCCTCGCGCGAGGTTACTGCGAACCAGCATGCTTTGGGAAAGCAGAGATAGCGTTGCGGGTCATTTATATTCGAATATCCATACCTCTGCCCGGAGTCGGCCAGGTTGATCGATCCAGGGTCTGGTTGCGGCGCGAGCGCGGCGTCAGTCCCGATTTTGATTCCGTCCGCACATGCGAAAGGAAGTTCACGCTCGCCAATCCAGCGGAAGCCCGAGAATGACCCGAGATTTGAAAAGCCGAACCATGGCTGGGAGTGGTTCTTGAGCGCGTAGCCTTGAAGAGCGAAAAGCACGATCTTTGATCCCTTCGACGTCCAGACGATGACGGCGGCCAGCTCGTTCATGTCGGAACTTGAAACCTTCATCGGGATTTCGCCTTCTGGAAATTGATAAACCGGCGGGGGCGGCGCATCGCCGTCGCGAGAAGTCGGAGACGTGACCACCGTGAGAATACGCTTTACGGGATCGGTTGCCAGTGCCTCCCCGCACACGATCTTATCGCTCACGTAAATGCAGCTAGCGTAAGGGATAGACGGACCCCAAAATAGTCCACCCGCTTTCGGAATCGTCCGTATAGCGAGATTGTAGTAGGCTCCAAATTGAACCGAGCGTACCGGGAGATTTGAATCCGACCGCTCTCCTTTCGGGACGAAAAGCGTTTGTCCGCGTACGGACCAATAATTCCCCCACCATCGGTTAGAATACAGTCCGGGCTTTTGTTCGATCCAGTCTTGGCGGTGCTGCTGGAGGAAAATCTCCGCTGGCGTAAACCCGTCGCCTCGTCCAGAAATGAGCGAGTACTTTGATCGGTCGGCCAGGTATTGGTCCCGCGTGATGACCCCGGTAGTGGTTACGTATCCGCCTGGGTTGTTGTCAGGATCAAGGATGTCGATTGCGTTGTTAGGTAGCGGCTGGAGGTTCCCCACGCCTGGATCGATGCCGAGTCCATTCACGCTCAAATTGTAGGGATCGACTTCTTGAGCGCCTTTCCACGTCTCAAAAGCCTGCCCTGGATGGCCGAGGTCCTTGTCCGTCGTAACCGTTTCTCCCGCACCGAAAAGCGTTCTTATAAACGTATCCGTTTTCTCGGGATAGTGATAATATTCTTCTTTAACCACAACGGGTTTCCCCGGGTGGTTCGCTTTAAAGTGGCCGCCGATTCGCTTGGAGATCGAGTCTGTATCCCATAGCGTCCAATGTTTCGCGCGATTCTCCCAGTTGATCGATTTGTCCGGATTGACCAGTGGCGGATTGTTCCACGTGGAACGTAGGTCGCGCGCGGGTGGGTAAACGGCGAATTCGATCCCTTCAGCCCATAAACGCGCTGAGTGCTGCACGCCGGTTTTCCATTGGTGATATCCGCCGACTAGCGGCCATTCCTGCAGTGATCCGCCAATATAAGACGAGGGATTGTCGCGCAGGTAGTCCGCGAGTCGTGTATCGCCAAGAAGGATGTTTTTACGGTCAATCAGCGCGTCAATAATCGGCCGATAACTTAGGCCCAGGTCGATGGAGGATTGCGGCCACGAGTTCTCGCCGGCCGAAAGCAGCGGCAACAGCCCGTAGTTCAAGATTACTTTTTGGCCGTTTGCATTCGCCGCGGCGGAGAGCTTTGCCAGGTTGGATTTGAATTCGTCCGCCGTTATCTGGTGGTTTACCGAGCAATCGTTAGGCCCAAGGGTCACCATGATATGCGTCGCTTTGCCATCCTTCGCTTTCACCAAAGCTCGAGAAAGTAGGCTTCCCTCCGAAGTATCCGCCCAGTCCCTCGTGGTTGTTCCATTGGCCGCGCAGTTGGCCACGATCGTCAAAACACGGCCGGAGTACGCCAAAAGCTCCGCTGGTATTCCGGCAGTTGGATCTCCGAAGCCCTGATCGACCGAAGTCGAGTCGCCAATAATTACAAGTGCCACTGGTGATCCATCCCAGGCGGCCGCCGTAGCTCCGCCAGCGTCGTGTATTGGGAAAGTTGCGGTGAAACTCAGCCCGCCAGGCGTGGTGGGGTCAAAATCATATGCAGGGTCCGATGCGCCCGCGATCGAGTGTCCGTCGCGGCGCCATTGCGCGATGACAGGATCAGCGAACCCGCTCGCAGTAATTTCCACCTTTAACTGGGCTTTTTGTGTATCTTCTGACATATTGGCTCCTGAAATGCGGCTCTCGTTTCAAATCGAGTTCGATCTTGTCGAACCCCCAAAGTTTGCTGATGCGTTCTCGTACCGAGTAGGCCCTGTTGTCGATAAATTATCAACTCCTCCAAAACATATGGACGTCATCGTCACCACAAAACAAAAAGCCCAAGTCGGCATCATTGCGACTTCTAAAGGCCAGCCCTACACCCTTACTTCGAAACCAACCTGGACGGTCATCGCCGGAACTGCATCCCTGCAAGTAGCCGACGATGGATTGTCCGCTTGGATCGTTCCGCCTGACTCCGAGGGGGATAGCCTCATCGAGATCCGTGATACGACGCCCGGAAGCACGCTCGTTGATCATGTTAAGTTTCATGCTGATAACACCAGCACGCCGCCTGTTACGACCTTCGCCGACAGTTTCGGACTGAAAATCCTTCAGACCGTCGATAAATAACCCCAAAACCTCAACGATTTGAGGACTCTGCCCGCTCGGGATGAACGAGCGGGTTTTTTATTTGGCTGGATCGGCGATTGCGGGAGCCGGCGGCGTGACGCGCGGGAACGTGATGGTAACGCTTAGAGAGCCATCAATCGTCGCGGGGTCAAAGGTGTAGGTCGCGTCGCCCGCGCCTGGAATGGATCGCCCGTTAAGACGCCATTGGATGATAGCCGCGGGAGGAAAATTTACATTCGTGATGTTGGCCGTGAGTGTCGCTTGCATGGGAATTACAGTGAGGCTCGCTTTATCCGAGAGCGCGGAACCGGCCGCGTTCGTTACCTGCGCTGTGTAGTCGCCCGCGTCAGTTTTGGCAACTGGCGAAATGACCAGCTTGGGCCCGCTCGCGCCCGAAATTGGCGCGCCGTTCTTAAACCAGGCGTAGCTGAGTGGCGGCGAGCCGTCCGCGCTTACGTTCATCTCAACCGTTTGGCCGAGCTGGGCTGTCGCGCTCGCGCTGAGGCCTTTGGCGGTCGTTAGGAGCATGAACAGCGCGCAAGGTAGTTTCATAAAAGGCGACGACCCTTCCTGATATTGGAAATCCACGGCATGAGCGCAAGGTTTGACTCGACGTGCTTACCTCCCTTGCAAAGAGGAATCACATGATCGACGCTCCATTTTAGGCCCGTGCATTTTGTGATTCTCTTAGCCGCAAGATAATAGTGCGAAATTAGCTCAGCGTTGCCGTGCTCAAAAGATCCGTATTTTTCTGCGCGCTTGCATGCCTTATAGTGTTTAACGATACCGGCTCTTTTTTCGCGCCAAATCTTCAGCTTCGAGCGCGTTTTCTCCGGATTCGCTATCCGGTGGCGGCCCGTTCGGTCCGCATTCGTGCGTCTAAGTTTATCAAGTTGTTCGGGCGTGATCCATCTCTCATAGAGATAGCCGCGCGCAAAAGTTCGTCGGTCGTAGACTTTCCCGTCTGATCGCATTTCGCCTCGCTTTGGCATGGTATTGAATTCGGTCGTTTTGGTTCGTGGAAACTAACTGAGCGCACCTCACCTTTTCGGGGTGAGAGTGCGCGTTGAATTGAGTCGCATTGGACTGTGGTTTCACTTCGCCCCGTAGCTCGAACCCCCACGGCGTGTCCACGTTTCAAGGGGTGAGAGTTCTGTGATGACCGGGCTCACGTTGTTACTTCTTAGAGCCACGCTCGTGAGCGGCTGGCTTGGCCTTTCCGGCCATCACAGAACTCTCGTTGCTACGGTCCTCACGGCCTT